GGCGTTTGAGTCGCCTACACGAAGGGTATCTGCATCGACTTGGACATCTCCAGTTCCGTTGGGGGCGAGGACGATGTTGCCGTCGGTGTCGGTAGAGGAGATTGTGTTTCCGTCTAAGCGGAGGTTATCAACATCCAATTGGGTAACCCCGGACACAGCACCCGTATCACCAATAATTACAACGGAGTTTTGGATCACCTTACCCGTAGTGCTATCAAACCGCACCACAGCGTTATCGGTGGAAGAGGATGGGCCGTTTACGCCCACAATCTCAAAGTCTGAGCCGTTCCAAAAGCACAGGGCCTCCGTGCCAGCAAGAATGGTCACACCGGTCGTGGCCGAGCCTTTAAGTACTACCGAGGCGTCTGAGCCATTACGAACAACGTAGACCTTACTCGTGCTGGGCGCCACGATATTGCGGCTCACGCCCGGGGTGCCTGTAATTAGCAGGATGGCATTGCGGGCCTGGTTTGCCACACCATCCGTGTCCGTTAGGGTCACGTCCCCAGAGGTCACGTTGATGGTCTCACCACCGGCGATCGCCTCCTCGATTAAGGCCGTGATCTCGTCATTGACCACCGTGCCCCAGGTATTTGCCTCGGTGCCAGTTACCGGCTGGGCCAGTCCAAGGAGGGTTGTGTAATTAATAGCCATAGCCTAGTCCTTTACGCTGCAATTTGAGTCCAGGTAGCAACCTGAGAGTCATTCACATTTTGCCAGTTGGCCGTTTGATTGTCATTGATTACGCCCCAGATAAGGACATTGCCTATCTGACCAACGCCAGCGACACCAACGGGGAATACTTGAGCGTTACCTGTGATGGGGCCAACACTGCCCACGGCCCCTGTTGCCTGGACGCCGGTAACGAGGACGTCCTGAGAAATCGATACACCAACCTGGCCAACCTGCCCAGTTCCTTGAACCCCGGTAACTGGAACAATTGCTGTGCCTTGAACGTTGGCCTGGCCAATAAACCCGGTAGCCGAAACTCCGGTGACGAGGACTGTTGCCCCGGCAGTAATTGCCACCGTCCCGACTGCACCACTTCCTTGAATCCCGGTAACTGGGACGACGGCTCCTGCAGAAGTTGCAACTTGGCCGATTTGACCAGTGCCCTCGACTCCAGTGACGTTGACTGTTGCACTTTGGATGACAGTGACGTTTCCAATTGCTCCGGTTCCGAAGACTCCGGTGACGGGGACGTTTGCGTCTGCTGAGACGGTGGCCTGCCCAATAAAACCGCTACCTTGGACTCCCGTGACGGGGACGACTGCGCTTCCGGTAACGACGACGTCTCCGATGAAACCGACACCCTGGACCCCGGTGACGAGCACAGCAACGTCGGCAATGGCTTGAGCCTGACCGATATGTCCTGTCGCCGAGACTCCATTAACGGTGACATTGACGTTTGCTGTAACCGTGACGGTGCCGACACTGCCGGTTGCGAAGACAGAGTTGTTACCCTCGCCCCAGGCGGCAATGCCCCAGCCTTCGCTTCCGAAGCCTCCGAGGGCGATCCGTACATCGGCCACATCACAATCCCATAAAAGGGGCCCCCTTAAGGGGGGCGTTAATTAAAATGACTATGCGATCCTGATGATGGCCCCGGTAGCCGTTTTAGCAGGAAATACGATGGTGAAGGTCCCCGCCGTCGAGGTCTTTGCACCACTGAAGTTCAGGATTGCAACAGCCGGGTTGCCGGTTGCCGTATCGTTATAGATCATCGCGCCGAAAGCGGTGATGGTCGCAGTAGTGAACGACAGGTCAGAAAAGTCGGTAACGGCAGTCGTACCGGTCGAAGTGGGGGTTACTTTGGTTAGCGTACCGCCACCAGCAGCGTAAGAACCAGAGGCAGCTACTTCGTTGGTCGTGGTATAGGCCGTGGTGGCAGCCGTAAAGGAGGCACTGTTGTTATACAGTGCCAGCTTGAAGGTCTGGCCAGAGCCAGTTGAAAAGTTATGCACACCCTTAAGGATCTCGACCTTAAACGAGGTGGGCATTACGGTTGTGGTAAAAGCCATTTAAACTCTCCTTAACAGATTGGCGGCGTCATGTTCCCCGCCTTGAACACAAATTTGGATGCAAGTGGCCCTTTCGGCCCGCTTTGCCTGATTGAGATATTCAAAGACTGCTCTTTGAACGCGCTCCCTAAAAAACTTTGCCTGCTCTCGAATGGCCGGAGGAGCGGATTCAGCCACACCAATAATTTTGTCTGCGCAAAGGTCAGCTAGATCTTCGCACGAAAGGCCCCCAAAGTCACTCGTTTTGACCACGGGGTTTTGCATCTGTCCAAATTTCAATTCAAACATGGTTAGGTCCTTAGCGCCTCTGGGGGCAATAAATCCACTTTTTCGGCCTCTACCTGCTCTTTGACTTCCGAGTACTTTTTGACAGTAAATTTCTCGTCTTCCAGCCCCGCCACCAGGGGGTCAGCCAACCGGTGGTACCCGTAGAGTTTGCTTTGAACAGGCTCATTGGTGTCCAAAAGGGAGGACTCCTGGGAGATGCCTACCCGGATGCCCTGGTCAATTGCCTTGGAAAGCAAAAATTCGCAGCAGGCCCGGCCTGCCTCAGCAAAATGGACATGCCCTTTGTAGGAAAAATCAATGCCGTAGAGGTGGATTTCCCCAACTTTTGCTGCAATCGCAAAACCGATTGCATAGGCCACGGTATTGTTAAAGTACCCAGTGCGGCAGGCATTCATCACCTCCACCAGCGGGAACTCCACCAGCCCCGGGCAGCGGGGGTCTAGTTCACATGTGTAAATTGGGCCTTCGTGCTTAACCAGCACCTTGGCCATCAGGTTGGTCTGACTTCCGGCATCATCCGTATCCAAAAAACGGTTGGCCGGGTCCATCATAAAAACACGATCATGGAAAATCACGCCCGACATGGCGTTAATCGCCCAGACCTCATCAAAATCAAACGAATGGGTTTTAGCCATAATGAACTGGCTGTGGCTTTTGCCCATTGCCACGATTGCAACTTTTTTGCCGGATAGGTCAGGTATTTGACTCATGGGCCCGGGGAATCCGACTTAAGGTAAATACGAGCCATGCCATCACGGCTTTCATCACGACGGCGACGGCCTTGCTGTTCGATGCCAAGACCTTGAATAGCCTGTTTGTAGGAATTTTCAAAGTACTGAAGCATATCGCCAGGACCTTTTGTGAAGCTGTAGGCTTGAGCCAAGCAACCATACAACAAGGCCTCAGGGGCATTAATGCTCACCCAAGTAGTTTGGTTTGTAGAAGATAGTTGAGCGGGTTTGTAAATATAACCAAGTTCAACATAGTAGTTTTGATCTGGTGTAGGGGCGATGTAAAACGTGTTCTGATCCCAAACGGAGTAATACTTGGGCGTTCCTTGCACGGAGCCATCAGGCCAATACTCCTTCATAAAAGAAGTATCGCGAAACTCCAAGAAGATGTTATCCGTGGACTGAATCATCATGTACCGATGGGTCAGGATATCGCTTGGGGCAGACAGAAATTTATTGCCCTGAGTCATGTTGGCAGAAGACTCAAGCTTAAAAACGTCAAGATCAATATCCCGCAGAATCTTGTTTTCCGTCATCAAGATAAACGTGTTGATGTTGCTATTGGACATCGCATTGGCGTCAATCTCGGTGTACGCCCGAATGTTGTCCACAAGTTCGTTGTAGGTCATGTTATCACCACCGTTACCTGTCCAACTCCGCCGATGAGTTGACGATTTTGAAGTTCCGGATAGGGTTGCATATTGGTGCCGCCATTAGCACTTCCGAGGCTCTGAAAGGCGCTGTCAGCAGGCGCTCCCACAAAAACAGTGACAGGTTCCACCCTGTCAGGGCGAGGTTCGTATAGAGCAATGGCGTCCCCACTATACTTAAGGGGCTCAAGCTGTGGCTCTTTTGGCTCGTAGTCTTCTGGGCAGACTTTGAACCCTCGCCAGTTTTTCTGCAGGACGTTATATGGATAACGTTGGCCGCAGTAGTCGCACAGTCCAAATGAGAATTTTCCTGTTGCGAAGGCCACATCACCCCTCCAGTTGCGGTACGAAACTTATCCGTGCCGTCTCTCTATCCTCTGCAGCAGCACGGCCCCACTCTTCTTCGTAAATAGCCTTAAGCGCAGCAGTGCGCTCAGACTTAAATTTCAAAGAAAGGTAATAAGCAAGTCCTGCTGCCAAGCACGGCAAAAATCTAAAGTTTACGTCAGTCGTATTTGTGTAATCACCAGCATCCTGGATACGTCGAATACGGTAATACCTAAACTGATAGTTACTGCCACCAGGCGCCTTAGGGTAGAAAAACACCTCCGGAGTATTGGTACGTTGAACATAATATTGGGCAGGACGAGCAATGGTTTGCTTATCTGGCACATCCAAATACTCTGCGCGAGTAATTGGATCAATCGTAATGTCAACGTAAGGACTTTGAGTAAAGTCGCGAATAACGGCGGTTAAAACTTGCACGGTATCAGTGGGCAACGTGATTGACTGTGAGTCTACCGTAAAGGTGTGGTAAGCCTCTTCAATGGTCCACAAGTTCAACCCACGATTAGCCCAATCAAGGAACATCAGATTAAGAGACCGGCGAGCAGTCTTCAAGTGATGCTGCGTAGTCATCTCCATGCCGCACCTCTCGAAAGCCTCTTCTACAAGCTCGTCGATTGATAGGTTAAATGTTGTGGTACCAGAAGTGGTCATTATTCTTTGTACAGATTATTAAAAGTTACGTTGGGATCCATGTAGCTATCATCCTGCTCTGCACAATGAATCCATTGGCTAGGCCTAAAATCAGGAGCACCTTCTCCGGTCTCCCAATACGCTAAACTCGTTACTCGAACACGGTTGTTAGGCAAAGCCACAATGTTTCCCGTCCACTTACCAGCATCCGTTAGCATCAACACATGGCTTTGCTTGTGTTGAGCGGGGCAGTCGGCTACTTCGCTCTCGGCATAGTCCACCGTAAACAA